TATCTTTAAGGTATCAAGGAATAACACCTATACTTTTAGAAGCTATAAAAGAATTAAAAGCGGAAATAGAAGAATTAAAAAAACAAATTAAATAATGGCAGTACCAACATCAGGAGCATTATCTATGGAGTCTATAGCGCAAGAAGCGTTATATGGCACTTGGGGTTCAGGAACTATAACTGGACCAATTTCTATGTATGATATGATAAATGGTGGAAACGCACACGGATCTGGTAATTCTTATCCTACAGTAAATGATGACTGTACGCCTAATCCAGTTGATAGATCTTACTACCAAATTACTCTAACAGAAGCTACTTATCCTTCTACCCCAAATGTTACTGTTTACACAACAAGAAACCCTATTACAGGTTTAACAACAAATGATGTTTTATATGATTATGTAAATGGATCATATACAGCCTGGACAGGTGCTTCACAAACTAATGATTATTGGATATGGAGTCAAGGAACGTTTTTTAATAATTGTACAGACTGTCCAATTATTACAGTTAATTCATCTGGGGTAATAACTTCTACTGGTTGTTCTTGTCCTTAAAATTTAAATTATGCCTATAGCTTACCCATATAGATTTTCAGACTGGTACGGTTACGATAAAGACTGTACGCCAGTTGGACCTGCTTTTTATATGACTACTACTTCTGTAACTGGTTCTACCGCAGCATATGCGTGTAACTATATATTTGATGGGAGTTATTATGCTACACTTTATTACCACGATGGCACAGGAGCTACACCTGTAGTGGGAGACGTTGTTTATACAGATGCGGCTGGTAATAACGAATATAATCCTTCAAGCGATAGATGGGTTGGTAATGCAACTGGGAGTACTTCAGGAGGCACAGGTTTATATAGGTTTGATAGCGGAGGTGGACAAGTAGAACAATTGTACACTTGTGGTTTAAGCTCATTTAGTAGTTCTGTTGACAGCAATCCAAGTAGTGTTTGTAGTGCAACTATGAATCAAACTTACTACCATAATGGTAGTGGAACAATACCTATATCTGGTGACACTACTTATTCTTCAAACAGTGGCACATATCCTTATTTGTCAGCTGGAAATTATAAAATATCGTCAACTCAATATATTACAGTTGGATCAAATGGTTTAGTTTCAAGTATAAATACTTGTATAACAACAACATCATTTAGTTCTGGCTCAGGGCAGGCAGATACTAAGTTCATATGTACTCAATCTGTGAATACAACAAAATATCACGATGGTAGTGGTAACAACCCGACAACAGGAGATACTGTTTATGAGAATTCTGCTGGAACATCATTTACTGCAAATGGTTATTACACAATACAAAACGGAGCATCGCCTCCTGCAACAATTGGTTATTATAGAATAACTGGTGGAAGTGGAGTAGTAGCCTCATTGGGATTATGCTTTCCATAACATAAACTTAAAATTTGTATATTTGTACAAATAAATTAATTTAAAAAACAAACAATGGTAGTTACTTATAAATGGAATATTAATCAAATGGATGCTCACATTCAATCAGAGGGTGAAAGCAATGTTATTTATACTGTTCATTATACATATACAGGATCTACTATAGCTGAAAATGGAGAAACATTTTATGCACAAAGTATTGGTGCTGAAACTTACACATATGTAGCTGGAGAACCTTTTACTCCATACGAAAATACTGAAGCTTTTGAGAGTGTAGTTATTGGATGGCTTGAAGGGTCTTGTGATATACCTTCAATGCAAGCTAATATAATAGCTGGCTTAGAAGCTCAAATTGCTCCAATAAACGAAGCCTTGTATTTTTCTTGGCAAGATCCTGAACCAACACCACCTCCAGTTATAGAACCTGAAGAACCAATTGAGGAAGAAGAAGAAGTTGTTGATGGAGAGTAAATAATATTTATTATATTTGTATATAAATTTAATCTAAAATAATCTAAAATGTCAAAAAATTTAACACCAGAAGAGTTACAGAATTTACAAGCTCTTAATCAGGAATTTACTCAAGTAAAACTAAAGTTAGCTGATTCAGTTTATCAACAAGTTTTATTTACTAAAGACCTGGACACAATAAGAGAAAAGTTTTCGTCTGTTGAAAAAGAGTTGTCAGAAAAGTATGGAGCTAATTCTATTATTGATTTAGCAACTGGAGAAGTAAAAGAAAATCAACCAGCTGAAACAGCAGAGGTTATAGAATAAAAAAACATGGCAAAAATTAGCAACACATCAGCGTACCCAAATATTACAGTTATTGACTCAAATGATTATTTAATTCTTACTGATGCAGAAAATGATCTAATGACTAAGTCTTGTAAAATTTCAACGCTTTCTAATTTTATAATAGATGGTGGTGTTGTTAAATTAATTGCGCCAGATAATAGCGTTTGGAGACTTCTTGTTAGTAATACAGGAGTTCTTTCAACTGAGGCTGTTTAGCCAAATTAAAAATGGACATAAGAAAAATTTCAATTGGAGCAGACTATAAGTCTGGTGCTATGCATTACATAGTAGGTCAGGATGTTTTAGGCGGCAGTTATGGAATACATCTTATACAGCATGATGTTTCAGCAGATTCATATAAGATATGGATTATGAAAAAAGATGAAATTTTACTTTGGAAGGAATTTAAATGCACTCTACCTATATCTTTAGAATATAATATAAACTTTTAATGAAATCTCCTTACTCATTTATTGTTAAACCTTATAACAATAGAAGGTATGACAACATCAAAAACTACGGTGATGTAGAATTCATCACAAGCACTTCAGAAGAAGACCATAAAGCTTCTAATCGTTTTGCGATTGTAGTCTCTACTCCTATACATTATAAAGGCCCTATAAAAGAGGGTGACATACTTTTAGTGCATCATAACGTGTTTAAGTTTTACAACGACATGTATGGTCGTAGAAAAAGTGGTAAAAGTTTTTTTAAAGACAATTTGTTTTTTGTAGATCCAGATCAATTTTATCTTTATAAAAGTAAAGAAGAATCTAATTGGATGGGTTATAGCAAGTATTGTTTTGTAAAACCATTAAAAGCAAAAAAATCTTATCTTGATAAAAATTCTAAAAATGAACCATTAAGAGGTATTGTAAAATACATTAATAATGAGTTAATTGAAAAAGGAGTTAAAGTAGGTGATGAGGTTTTATATGAGCCTAACTCTGAATACGAATTTGTAGTAGATGATGAAAAATTATATAGGATGTTTACAAGAAATATAACAGTGGTGTTATGATAAAATTTTATCAAAACGTAATTTCTAATCCTGATTTTTATGTAGAAGAAATATTAAAAAAAGGTTTTTATGATTTGCCAGATGGAGAAAATTTATTTAAAAATGTTTGTCAAAAACATCAAGATGAATTTTATCAATTTCTTTTAAATAACGTGCCTAATTATAAAGTTGTTTTAAATTTTGTTCGTCAATCACCATTAGGTCAAAAAGAACCTAACTACATTCACACAGATGATATGATGGGTGATTTGACTGCTGTTTTGTATTTAAACAAAAAACATCCTAATGAATATGGAACAACACTATATGATGATGATGATAACAAGATATTAGTTTCCAAAGCAAAATACAATTCTGTTTTTATATTTCCTTCAAGTGTTAAGCATTCGAGAAATACATTAGATAACTTTGGTAAAAAAAACGAATCAAGATTAGTTCAAGTAGCGTTTTTAAATAAAAAAAATGAATGATTTTAAGGAAATGCTAAATGAATTAAATATTAACCTTGAAGAGTTAAATATTTACATAGAGTCAGATAAATTTAAAAAAGAAGCTGGACCTGTTGTTGATGATAATAATAAAAATTATAAAGTGTTACCTTCAAAAATAGAAGGAAAAGGAATATTTGCTTGTAAAGATTTTAATAAAGGAGATTTCATAGGCTATGGTAAGTTAAATAATACAAGAACTTTAGCAGGAAGATATACAAATCACTCTAATTTAAACAATGCTAAATTTTATTATATTAAAAAAAACAGTAATTTAGTTTTAATAGCTGAAAAAGATATTATTTCTGAAGATGAAATATTAGTTAATTACAGACACCACACCTATAATAAAGAATATTATGAGTAGAGAATGGGATTGGATGGATGATTTAGGTGAAGAAGTTTATCCAATAAAAAAAGTAAAGCGTATTAAAAATGAATACAAACGAAACAAAATTAAAAATAATAGAAGCAGGACACGAGGCGGTCAGACAACTGATCAAAGTGGCGAAGGAAGACATTATTAAATATGGTACAGATGATGAGTTAGCTGCAGATAGATTAAAAAATGCAGCTGCCACAAAAAAACTTTGTATTATGGATGCTTTTGAAATTTTAAAAAAAATACAAGAGGAAAAAGATTTATTAGAAGGAGTTGATACTAAAGTAAATAACACACCAAAAGGATTTGCAGAATCAAGATCAAAATAAAATATATATAGAACTAAAAAATATAGTTCCTAAAAATGTTTTGACTACAAAAAACAAAGCAAGAACCTGGACCTACGGTTATAATGAAAAATACAATTTTGTTGTAGTGTCTAAAACAGGTCAAATTGATCAGATAATAAATATTAGTGGTTTAAATGTTGCGCTTCCCAAAGCTCCTAAAGACATTTTTAAAAGATCTAAAAAAAAAGAAGACCAATACTGGGAGGCTAAAATATTACCAAAACAATTAACAAGAATTAAATCTATATTTCAATGGCATGATACTCCTTCGAGTTTTAAAAACGAGTGGGTAGATTATATTGAAAATGAATTTAATTTTAGAGAAGAAGGATTTTGGTTTATAAATAAAGGAGTTCCTACTTACATCACTGGAACGCATTACATGTATTTACAGTGGACTAAGATTGATGTTGGATTTCCAGACTTTAGAGAAGCTAACAGAATATTTTATATTTTTTGGGAAGCCTGTAAGGCAGACAAAAGAAGTTTTGGAATGGATTACTTAAAAATAAGACGTTCTGGCTTTTCATTTATGGCCTCATGCGAGGGAGTTAATATGGGTACAATAACTAAAGATGCTCGTATAGGTATACTTTCTAAAACTGGATCTGATGCAAAAAAAATGTTTACAGATAAAATTGTTCCTATATCTAATAATTATCCATTCTTTTTTAAACCTATACAAGATGGTATGGATAAGCCAAAAAC